CATTAGCCTACCTTAACTCTATTGCTGTTTGCGAACTTAACTGAGTTTCCATTGCGACCTTTTACTTGGTTGCCTATCTTACGCCTGTCTATGTCTATGACCCTACCTAAGTCAGCATCGTAGTAGGGTTCACCTATAACTGGTAGACTAGACACTAACTCATCTGCATAGAATAAGTAGTCGCCTACCTTCTGTACTTTTGGCACATCCGGTTGACCTGTCGTTATACCCTCAGCTAAAAGTGAGTTGCTCTCCAAGAATGGGGCAAACGGTATGATGACAGCGCCAGTATCTAGTGTTCCAGTGTTGAGGGTCTCTTCTTCCGACATGCTTACATCTGGTAGATCAACTGCACCTGTGACCAAATCAGGAGTGGAGAAGCTCTCTTCCTCCGACATGCTGTTAGCTGGTAACTCTACAGCACCTGTATTTATATCACCACTTAAGAAGACGTTGTTCTCAACTAAGTCTGCGCTTGGTGTCTCAGGGTCTTCTGTAATGATGTCCCTTGCGGTAAGGGTTTCCTCTTCCGACATACTGTTAGCTGGTAGGTCAACTGCGCCAGTAGCTAACTCGTTAGGCTCGAAAGTCTGATCTTGGTTCAATGTGCTTGAAGCTAAGACAGGATTGCCAGTCTCCAGAGTACCAGTGGAAAAGGTCTCTTCCTCTGACACACTGATGTCTGGCACTATTACGGGTCCAGTAGCTAACTCTACAGGTTCAAATGTCTGGTCTTGATTAAAGTCTGCGCTTGGTGTCTGAGGTGTACCCGTAACTGTATCCCCAGTGGAAAGTGTCTCTTCCTCTGACATCGTTATATCGTCAACAACTACAGAACCAGTGGCTAACTCGTTAGGCTCGAAAGTCTGATCTTGGTCAAACCCTGATGTCCCGTTAACTGGGTTACCAGTCTCCAACACGCCAGTTAAAAGTGGGTTAGATTCTGTGAAGTCTGCCGCACTAAGTATGTGTCCAGAGGAAGTAAGTTCCCCAGTGGAAAATGATTCCTCCTCATTGAACAGAGCTTCGTCAACCGTTGGTGCGTTAGTGTCAAGAGCCACAGGCTCAAACGTCTGATCTTGATTGAAGCTAGAGTTGTCTACAGAGGGGACACCAGAGGTGACAAACAAGCCACCAAAAGTCTCTCCTTCCTGCATAGTGTTGTCTGGAACCGTCACTGCACCAGTGGTAATAGCGGCAGCAGTTAGTTCGTATTTCTCACTGCCAGCCCCTGCAAAAGTAGCGGCTGCAAAAGGGCTGGTTCCAAACATCTAATGCTCCTAGTTTTCGTCACCCTCATATCGTGAGGTCCACATAGTAAGGGAATACTTAACCCCAGACTGTAGCTCATCGACGTAGTGTCCATGTGTTACTTGTGCAGGGAACAAAATACAGCTTCCAACAGGTACATCTAGGTTGGTAAACTCTTGTCGGGGGAAGTATAGGGTAGCGCCTTCGTAGTCATCGTTTAGCTTAACACTCCCTGTAACCAGAGAGGCGTCAGTGTGAAACCCAAGAGATGTCTGAGTGTCCATAGCGTATCGCATAGTAAAAGCATCACGCAGTCCCATATACTGTAGGGGTTTCCAGTGCTTCTCGCATATCTTAGATAACCTGTCTTCCCACAACTTCTGGTAGTCCTCCCAGAGGCCAAGTTGCTTGAGCCTGATCTCCTGTGCTGGGAACTTGTCGCCATCCATGCTTGACCAAGAACCAAGGTCATTAGACTTACTTATAAGCTCTTTACACTCACTCTTAGTAAGAAGCTCAGTAACTAAGATGTCATCCGCTACCTCGTTGTACGACAGAGATAGGATAGGCGCTGACGATACTGGTTCGTAGTAATTAAACTTATTAGCTAACTGACCAAAAAATACCTTAGCTTGTTCTCCCCCGTTACCATGATAGGTACAAGGGGCGCAGATGGGTCCGAGCAACTCCTCACCAATCTTGTTGACACTTGGGTCATCATTTTGGAAGATGTATGCTTCGTGATCTAGGGCTACCTTAAGTGTTGTTGAAAGTAACTCAGCCTGACAATACTGCTGGTCGTCCAACCCTTCGGCTTTCATGTCGTAAAGCCAACCTGCCCGTGAGAAGAAGTTCCTTAGCGCACCAGCCCTTCCTATGTACTGACCACTGTTTAGATACTTGTAATACTCCCGTGGGAATTTAGTATCGAACTTCTCCTGTAGGTCTTGGTCAGGGGGCCAGAAGTTGTTCTCTGCGCCAAACAAGATGTCCACATTGAAGTCCAAGAAACGCTCTAGTATATCTTCAGTTGTCTTAACTAGGAATGTGTCATAACCGTCCATGAACAAGACTATATCATCTTCGGGTAAATCCAGTAGGGCTTCTCTAACCATCTTTAGTTTAGGCATACCAGCGTGACCCTCCATAGGGTCGTACCAGTCAGAGCCTTCCCCAAGGTTAGTTACCTTAGCTTCAAACCTTTCAGTAGACTGCTTTAATGCCCACATCTTACTCTCGTCTGTAGCGACAGTAAATAAGTGTAATGTATCGGGTTTCATAACTTCTGTATCCTCAATCGTACTAGGTCGGGTTGACCGTGGAATTTGAGTAACAACCTCTTTCGGGTAGAAGTAATTACGTTTGTCTTCTAGCTTCTTTGGTATCCATTCATCGACTGGGATGATGTTATCTTTAAAACCCCCTAGTAGTATACGCGCTGTGTCTGGGGTGATAGCATAAGCATGGCAGTTATACCAGTAACCAAGGCTATTCCACCTATAACCAAGCCAAGCACTGTCGTACTCTTGTAGCATCCAGTCTACATGACTAGGGTTGATCTCATCAAAGACAGCATCTTCTTCTAACACAAGTCCGTTGAGGTTACTCTCAGCTATCTTCTGCCAGACCCTATAGTGGCTCACAGAGCATCCAAACTCACCCTTAAGCATTGGTCGGTTAAGTAGTGGGTCTAACCAGCCTGTACGGGGCTTACAGCCAGTCTCAGAGTGCATCTGATCCCAAGTCTTATCTCTAGCATCGTAGGCTGACCCGTGAAGAGAGATTTGGTAGAGTATCATTCTGGTTTAGTGGGCCAAGTTATACCCTCTGGAAAACCGGGTTGATTCGTTATGTCCCTCAAGTCTTGACGGTAAGTTAGTTGAGCTTGAGATACTGGGTAATCAGATAACCCCCACAGGTCAGTCTCCTTTAAAAACCCGTCACGCACGTCTCGTAATACTCTTTTTAAATCTTCAAGCTCTTCTTGTTCCATGTTATGTACCTACGTCCTAGAAAAGTGTACTATCATTTGAGTACAGAAACTTGTGTTTTTGAGATATACCGATTGACTGCTTATGGTCTCCCCAGCTATAACTGGCCTATAAGCAAATATGGTTGGTTGTGCTGTACTAAGTATGTGTTGATTCCACAAATCACCAAGGTCAGCAATTGGTCGTCTAGTACCTGCATTGTCACTATACTCTGTGGTAGTTAGGTCATAAGCACCTAGAGAAATGCCGTAAGCAATTATAACGCCATTGGTGGAATTGTTAACACCTATTGCGCCAGTTGTTTGGGTACTATAGTGAGTTGTACTGTGATTTTGCTTAACTGGTGTATTTGTCCCCTGTACCGAAATGACAGCTACGGTATTTATATTATTGCCTGAGCCAATATAACGTGACCCAGAGGTGTCGGATGAGGTGGCTATCCTGTAGGACCAACGATATTTAAAATAAGTGGAAAAGGCACCATTGGTAATAGTAGTAAAGCCACTGAGTGCCGGAACGTCAGCCCCGCCACCCCCTCCATAATAGTTATAGCACCCAATAATTATAATGTCCCCCACCTGTACACCCGTATTGGCGTTGTCGAGAGTTACACTACTCCCTCCCGTGAAGGCACCTCTGTATGTTAAAATTGGCGCAGCAAAGGCAAATTCTACGTTGTCTGCCTTAAATATAGTACCATTTGTTAGAACTTCATTATTGACAGTAAATCGTCCATTTATGAGGCCCGTAGTATAACTAGAACCATCGTACCTTTTTTTTGCTAACTCAGTGTTTAGATCAGCGTTATCTGACCCATCTACCTGCGTCTGAGTGACTGTAATGCTTGGCATACTCTTTACCTCTTTTTATCTGTCATGGAACTAACAAATCTCTTAGATCAGCCAGTAAAATAGTCTCACCCTTAGAGCTTAGGAAATGCTCATTGTCAGTCCAGTTAACAATTTTTACTGAGCCAAAAACTAACTCTCCGTCCAGCAAGGATATGCCATCAACCCATTCAGAAAGTTCTTCTGGGCTAAAGACTACGTTGCCCCACTGTAAACCAGTGTCAGATGATATGTTTATATCTGGCATCAGATTACCGTCCAACTCTCATCGACGCCAATAGTCACCGTGACGCCTGAGTTTACTCTAACGGGTCCACAGCAGTATGAGTTGTTTCCGGTAGGAACTGTGTAACTTGTTGAAATATAAAATGAGTTCTTAAGGAACATACTATTCTGTAACTGAGCAACGCCTGTAAGACCAGACCCATCACCAGTAATGCCATTAAAGAGCTGAAGCGGCCTACGACAATTAATGGTATAGTCACTAACCTCTAGGCGTGTGCTATTGCCTGTTACAACAGCCCACTTGTTTGTGCTGGGGAAGTGCATATATGTGTCAGTGTCGCCGTGGTGGAAGATTTGATCGACGCCGTAAATGTCGTAATTGTTCAGATCTAGGTGGCGATACATTTCCATGTAGCTCGTGCCTGTGGTGAAATTGGCTGTGCCATTAGCGTACAATGTCACACCACCGTTTTCGGCCATCTGCATATGCCAATCGCCGTTTTCATCATCATAAAGACCAGCCGTTGAGCCATCAGTCATAAATGACCAGCGGCCCTCGTTTGAGCTGTTACGAATTTGCAAGCCACCCCAAGAAGAAGTTGAGGAAGTGATTTGCAGCAAATCCGCACGGTCTGTGCTTTCTTGGAGCGTAACTCCGCTCCCAAAGGTTACACTTGTTGCTGTAACCGCGTTATCACCCTTTTGGCCTTTCTGACCTTTGGCTCCCGTAGCTCCAGTACCGCCCGTACCACCTGTACCACCAGTTTGACCCTTTTGGCCCTTTTGACCCTTGGCCCCAGTACCGCCCGTACCACCTGTACCACCAGTTGCTCCAGTTTGACCCTTCTGGCCCTTTTGTCCTTTGGCTCCAGTACCACCTGTACCACCAGTATTACCTGTTTGACCCTTCTGGCCTTTGGCTCCGTTGGCTCCGTTGGCTCCTGTAGCTCCAGTATTACCAGTACTACCTGTCTGACCCTTTTGTCCTACTTCGCCCTTTTGGCCCTTTTGTCCAGTAGCACCAGTACCACCAGTACTACCTGTCTGACCCTTTTGTCCTTTGGCTCCAGTATTACCAGTACCGCCAGTAGCGCCAGTATTACCTTGTATGCCCTGAGCGCCAACCTCACCTTTTTGACCCTTGGCTCCGGTTCCGCCAGTAGAACCTACTTCACCCTTCTGGCCTTTAGCTCCAGTGCCACCTGTAGAACCGCCAGCACCTACTTCGCCCTTCTGTCCTTTTTGTCCAGTCGAGCCAGTATTACCTGTAGATCCTGTGGGTCCTGTAGATCCAGTAGCACCCACTTCTCCCTTTTGTCCCTTTTGACCTTGAGGGCCTGTTGGTCCAGTAGAACCAGTCGATCCCGTAACTCCC